TATCGTTACCGGTCAAGGCTATTGTCTGACTTCTCAGCGATTCTGTTCCGGCTATTTTTCCGTGACTAGCGGCCCTATCCCGGTTCTATCTACTGATACTAACCATATTGAAACACACTATATCAACCGACAAGCTCTTGATACCAGGCACTGGACATAACTCCTGTCTTGCTAATGTGTTTCAATATGGCGTCCTGTGCGGGAATCGAACCCGCCTCATCAGCTTGAAGGGCTGAGGATCTCACCAGAAATCCAACAGGACAAAAATTTTCAAATTGTTAAAGAGCGCAATTACCTGTTTCAACTAACTATAGGACAATTATACGTGCTCTTTCATTTATTGTCAACTAGTTAAAATTCTCTTTAGAATCAAGTAATTGCTTTACTCTTGAATGTTTAGGCAGAAAATCTTTTAGAAACTGCATCTGATCTGCTAGGATGTTGCGGTTTTGCAGTATCAGTGCTTCTGCCTTGTCCGGCACGTAGGGAACATACAGCAATTCCATACCTGCTTGTTTTAACGACATGTCTTCCTTGCGTGAATTACATGGGGTGCATGCTGTCACGCAGTTGGTCCATGAAGTTGGTCCACCTTTAGAAACAGGATGGATGTGATCTTTGGTAAGACTTGCTTCTTTAAAGGTCTTACCGCAGTAGGCACATATATGTAGATCCCGTCTAAACAGGTTTCGATTAGACATAGTAGGCGTAGTGTTCTTGAAGTGGAACTTGGTCTTCAAGGCTATGATAGACGCTACTTCTACCTGTGATCTTTCTCCGGTGATGCGTGATACGCCTCCATGGAACATAAAGTCCTCATCACCAAATTCCCAGCTGATCAGCCCTTTACATTTTAATGTAACGGCATCTTGCCAGGTTATCCAGTTATGTGGCTGGCCTCCGCTGTTTAGTGCTAGAATTAAGTGATGCATCATACTCTCCGTTTTATTGAAACTGGTACTCCCCCAGGGATTCGAACCCTACCGTTGCAGCCTATCTGACCACTCTCCCAGGTTTATAAAACCCGGCCGCACACCAGTGCTGAGGAGCATTTAATATTGGAGCAGGATACCAGAATCGAACTGGTGACTGGACGTTGGCAACGTGCCGTTTTACCCCTAAACTAATCCTGCATCGTACTATTATTTAACACCCTCTTTGGAAGGTGTGTAATAAAGCACACACCAGTCCCGGGGACTCGAACCCCTTTCTCTAGTAGTTTACCACGACTTTTACGGTCAGGCAAGTATATGCTTTATTACGCTACCATTTATACTCCTGTGTTACCGCCACAGTTTCATCCGGTAGGCCGCCCGTTTAGTAGATGTTTAATGTGCCCACTGCGCCCGCGTTGCGCCACACATGCTACAAAAACAAAACCCCAGGGTGTTTAGTCCTGGGGTCTCTTTAAGTTCTGGATTTAGTTACTGCTTATCCTGGACTTGGGAGACCCCCTAGGCACTCTGGTGCGCGATCATTGCCTAGACTAATCACTGACCAATAGGTAGGCAATGTGCCTATCTGCTTGGCTGTTATATTAAATGTATGTAAGGATCTTTGTTTCATATTAGTCTCTATTATATTTTATTTAGTCTTTGCTGTCAAGTCTTTTTTAAATATTTGATAAAATTATTTATCTTCTATATCTGTTACGTTAAAATTGGTGGGCCTTGTTGGACTCGACCGGTATTCGTAAGGCAGAAGCTTACTGTATTATCCGTTATGCGAACGCCAGATGTTTGGTATTATAGCAACTTATTGCTTTTTTGTCTATTCTCTCGGATAGTCAAATATTGCAAATTTTCTAATGTATGCTGTCCGCCTTTACTAATTGGGATTATATGATCAATTTCATATCCCAGCGGACAATTATCATAAAATTCTTTAATTGCGTTACGGTCAGCATCCGCTGGAGTTTGATTGCGTAATTTTGCTCTGTAGTTGGCAGATACTTCACGGACTTTTTTGCGAATGGCTTCTTTTCGCACTTCCGGAGTTTTGTATTTTCGTCGATGCATATTATGGCATTCAGCTGAACAATATTTTCCATCTGCTACTTTAGTTTCTATGTTGCATTGAGGACAGTTATGTGTTTTAGCTATACGTTTAGGTGAAACAGTATTATTGAAACTTGCAGAACAGCTTCGAGAACAAAACTTATTATTCTTCTTTTCTTGTGGAAGCATTATATTACAATGGGCACAAAAGGAAGGATTAGCTATATACTTTTCTTGTTGCAGTCGTTGACGAACTTGGCCACCTTTGATGCAATTGGTTCGATTTGCGGTTAACCGCTGAAGTGTAAGCTCTAGTTTCATATGTTTATTTATGGTGGGCCGGGTCGGGTTCGAACCGACAAGGCTCTTTCGAGACTGGATTATGAGTCCAGGGCATCCCACCAATAGTGCTTCCGGCCCAATGCTGCTATTATACGGCCTACCGTGAATAAAGTCAAGCGGTTTTCCTACGTGCTCTGGTGAGGGATTTTGCCATAGTGGGCTCTGCTTTACGTGGTCTCAGATCAGCAACCTTGTGGGATTTGGTCTGCTTTTCTAACTTCTTAGTCGCAGATGCTGTTACAGATGCGGTGCTGGTCTGATCTTTCTTCTTACTGTTACTAAAGCTGAAACTGACCTTCCTGCTGGGTTTGGTACGTGCTGTATAGCTATCCGCGTCAACTTGGATGATCCCCTCAAATACCGGAGGCCATACCACATTGAATTGACTGTAGAAAAGACCGCCCTCTTTGTCTGCTTTGGTCTTGGCGTAGACCTGTACTAAGCTACTCTTGTTCAGTACTTCCTTGAAGAAGTCGGTGATCTTACCACTATCTTCGTTGAGGTGATTACTGACCCATTTAGCTGCTACCGCTAATAAGTGGAATCCCAATTGATATTCTGGATGTGTGTCGTCGGGTTGGTATGGTACTGCGGCCAACAGGGTCTTCCAATTGGTGGGCATCTTAGGTACTTCCTTGACGCCTTTGTTATATATGGTCAAGAGCCATTGGAGATCAGCTGGAGTTAAGGCGCCGTATTTGACTGCCAGGGTCAATGGACCTTGTATGCCTGATTCTGCATCCAACACATTGATCGCATCTATATAGTCTTTGTTTTTATTTTTGAACTTGGGGCTAAATTCACTCTTTTCCAGAGTTTCTGCGATAGTGGCTGTGCTGGGGCGTCCACCGCCACTACTATCTTTGACGCTGATGTCTACTTTCTCCGTGCCAAACCACATGGTAGCATCGATCAATCTTTCTGCCTTGGGCGGGAAGCTGGCTGCGGTGGCTCCTTTCCATGACGTTCCCATTGGGCCCAGTAGATTCTTATTGACAGTATCATAATCACCTGTCATAAAGTTTCCGTACTTCATGGCCAAGGGAGCAGCCAGTTCGCTCAGCTTGATCTCGATAGCACTTTGGAATTCTGCCAGACCCGGGATAGGAGTAGTACTGCCTGCTTGTACGTTCTTTAATAACTGTGGTAGACCAGTTTTTAACTCTGGTGCCAGATTCGTGGAGGCCAAACCAGTAGCTACCGCAGGGATCAAACGATCTATGGGATACTTCTTGCCTTCCTGTACGAAGTCGGTTGGTTCAATAGGAACGGCTGCTTTCTTCATCTGTGCTGTCTGTGCCCAAAGTCCTGTTTCTTTGGCAAAGTCCGTAGTCTGCCAGAATATGGCATTTGGTCCCTGGCCTTTCTTGGCTTTGGTCTTTCTAGCGTATACGAAGTTATCGCCCTTGTCATTCTGCAATACCACTACCATGGCTGCTCTACCGTTCTTGTCACCAAAGATCTTAGTGTCTATGGGACTTGGACTTACTTGATCTATCACAGCCTGGATGGCTTGATCTGTAAGTACAGTACCTTTGACGTTAGGGGTATCCTCATAACGTAGTAAGGGATCTTCGGGCAGTATAGTGACGTTGGTTATGGTATAGGATTCTTTGGTATTAGCATGTACGAATGGTATTTCTTTCCCGCCCTGTATCTCGATCCAGCGTCGGGCAATGCCCCCGGTTGATTCGTCCAGGCTTACAGTTTCAATTAGGTCTATCAGTGTTCTCATGTCCATGGGTACGGCCTTTGGTAATATTAGCTATTTATTTAATTCTATTATATTATAAAATGTTGCGGCGCCAGATAAATACTAATCTAAACTAAGGAAAATAAAATGCATACGCTTAAATCGATATCAAGACAGATATTAGAAATAATCATCCACTTCGCTGAAACTGTTAACGAATTCAAAAAGTTCAAATATCAAGCTAAACAAGGTAACTTTAAGATCTAGCCTTTTCGTTCAATATCCTCTTCCACGCAGTTATCACCGTATTGGATCTCGATGATCCGTAACGGTTGATCTGTGTGGTTAACCAGCTGATGCCATTGTGTCTTATCAATGTGGATATTCTGGAATCGCGTAAATTCTCCCAGTAATTCAAAATCAGTGCTACGATTAATCGTGTAAACTGATGCAGTACCTTCCGATACAAACCAATGTTCAGCACGATCCTTATGTCGTTGCATACTTAATCGCTGACCCGGATCCACTGTTAGTTCTTTAAGTTTAACTTCTGTTCCGCTCTCATATAGTACACGATAGTAACCCCATGGACGTTGAGTCTTAGGTGCCTTACATTCTTCCGGTATACCGCTACTACTATTGGTCTTGTTTTTATTCATAATGTAATATCTTCCATACCTGCTGTTCGTAGTCTTGCCACGTGGCCTAACATAAAGTTCTTACTCTCAAGGCCTTTCATAAGCCCTAACCATTTGTTGCGTACCAATGCTACTTCGTTGATGATAGTTTCAAAATCGATAACCTCATCTTCTCCGTCCACATATTTTTCAGCGTCCCTGCTGGTCAATGCGCGGGCGTAACCTTCTAGATATTTCTGAAAGTGCTTCTTACGTATTTTTCTTAACTGTAGATTTAAATAGTTAAGCACCGCTTCAATCTCCTGTAGCTGATTAAAGCGATGCTCGGTAAGGCCCGGCAACGATGCTATGTTCTTTTCAAGATGGCCTTTGACTGAACAATCGTACTTGGCTTCTACCAGTTCATTTTCATAAT